TCTGCTGCTACTGATAGACTACCAATAAATTTACAAAAGGATATCCTTTCAATTTATTGTGGTGAAAGTTTCGCTCTAAAGTGATCAATTCTGATGACTGATAGAGACTGATACTTAACCAAAGAGAAACGTAATTTACGTTATTCTGTAGGTCAACCAATGGGAGCATTAAGTTCTTGAGCAATGTTAGCTTTAACTCATCACTTTATAGTAGGTTTAGCGGCTAATCGAGTTGGGAAACTCGGTTTCGACCATTATGCCTTACTAGGTGATGATATAGTTATTGCTGACAAATCTGTAGCAGATTCCTATTATATGATCATGACTGAAATCCTTGGTGTTCAAATCAACTTATCTAAGTCGCTAGTTAGTACAAATTCCTTTGAATTTGCAAAACGATTAGTAACTTTAGAAGGTGAAGTGACACCGGCAGGACCAGCAAACATTTTATTAGGCCTAAGAAGTCTTAATGGAATTCCTTCCATTATTTTAGACATGGTCAATAAAGGTGTGCCGGTTTCTGAGGAATCTCTTGAATCATGAATGAGTACTATCCCAACTGTGAGAAAATCACAGCTGGAGAAAGTTAAGTGAGTGGTGAAAGGCCCGTTTGGATTTATTCCTACAGCAGAAGGACTAGCATCGTTCTTGACGATGTCTAGTTCGCTAACTTCTGTTAGAGCAAACCAAATTATCCACGCTGTTCGGTATACTAAATTTCAATGAGATTTAGATATGTGAAGCAAGGTGGTTAAGGATAATATAGGTTACAGAATTTCTATTTCTGAACTATATTTCCCGGTAGGATTCCAGGATTACCCTTTAGATTTTAATGAATCACCTATTAAGATGGAGATCATTAAAAGACTATCTCAGGATTTGCGGGATTTAGGAGGACAACGTCCTACTTTCCGACTTATCTTTGACGGTCCTATAATAATGTTTAATTATTATAGACAAGGGTACGCTAGCGAAATAGTGAACTATATTAAATATTTAGTTCACCAAGAACCTGAGTTTAAGATTGGTGGATCCGATCCATTCTTACCTCGGAATTTCGAAGCGTTCGCGTTCTCATCTAAGTTCAAAGGACAAAAGTTCTTTGAGCAGGTGAAAGAACACTTGAGAGCGAATCAGCTCCCGTTCTAGGCTTGCCCAATCGGATTGACAAATCCGCTAAAGCGAGGCCTCTTAAAAGAGGCGGTATAAGCTTTGATT